CTTCTCCTTCGCAGGTGAAGTTGTTGCTCTCGGTGGCACAGGCTCCCTCGACGCCCTTTCCGCAGGAAACGGTCTCACAGGTACTGCATACGACGGCGACGGAGCATCTTCCTTCGCAGTCCAAGCTTCCGGCAGCACATTGACAGTTGAAGCAGGCGGCGTCAAGGTTTCTGACCTTGGAATCGACACAGCACAACTCGCCGCTGACGCAGTTGACGGCACCAAGCTCGCTGACGACGCTGTTGATTCCGAGCACATCGCAGCTGGCGCTGTCGATACCGAGCACATCGCAGATGGCAACGTCACCATCGCTAAGCTTAACACCGACGTTGCAGGCGCAGGACTTGCCGGCGGAGCAGGAACCGAACTTAGAGTAGATATCTCCACTGCAACAACCGATACCAGTGCTATGGCAGCTGATACGTTCATCTTATCTGCTTTGAACGCAGGCTCCAACCAAACTAGAAGAAGATACCTCAACAGAATGCCACCTGCATTCCTTTCTAGCGCAATTGGACAATCCCAAGCACTAGAAGCATCAGGTTCAGCCGTAACAGGCTTTGTCATGGACCTTAAAGATTCTATTCCAGGCAACAGAACATTCGAAGCCGATATCACCATTCAGGGTAACTTGACTGTTGAAGGCAACCAGACAATTGTCGAAAGCACAACCCTTAGAGTTAAGGACGCTAACATCGAAATCGGCTCAGGCTCTGCTCCTGCAGACGGCATGGGTCTCACATTTGGTACTTCCGGATCTGTCGAGACACTTCAAATCGGAAATAGTGAAACAGAACTTCAGTCCTCCTTGCCACTTTCGGCATCGACATACTACGGCGACGGTTCCAACTTGACAAACGTTGTTTCTGACGATTTAGTTCAAACGTTATCAAGCAGTGTTGCAATTAGCATCTCAAATGGACTTCAAGTTTTTGCTGATGCTTCTGGCGGAGCAATCACCTTGACTCTTCCATCCGCAGCAAACTTGGAAGGAAAAATGCTTAAAGTTAAGCAACTAGGATCAGCAAACCCTGTCACCATCCAGCCACCAGCTGGTAACATCGATGGAGCAGGATCTATTGCTCTAGAATCTCCATACTCAGCGGTTACAATTATTGCAAGTGGTTCAAACTACTACGTCATCTAATTCGTAATCATACAAGAATTTATTCTTGGGGGACCGGGTACATGCCCGGTCCTTTTCTAATTATATCAAACAAGGAGGCTAATATGGCTTACAAGTATTCAACTGGACCCACAGTTACGGGTGATTTAAAAGCACAAGACGATGCTCAAAGAGATACGCTTATTGACTTTGGGGAAGATCAAATTGAGTTTCAGACATCAGGGTCGACAAGATTGAAAGTCGATAACAATGGTGCGCAAATTACTGGATCCTTAGTAATCACTGGAAGCTCAGATATTCCTTTTGCTGTATATAATGCAGGAGATACTTCTCCATTATTTATGGTTGATTCTTCTAGTTCTTGGGACGGCGCTCCTCGTATTACCATTAGACAAGCAAATGATCACGGACGTGAAGATACTGCATTCCCAAGCCCACTTACAAATGCTGATGCAGGCCGTCGAGGAGTGCTTCATATTGAAAGAGAAATGAGTGAAGGCGATTATGATACCGCCATAGAAGAGGTTATACCTCTTATTTCAGCACACGCAATAGGAGACGGAACTCAAGCTGGCACCAATGCTGACGGCGCAGACGCTCTTGTTCGTTTAATTTCTTGGGGCGGAACATCAGTTCTTCAAATGTATGCATCGGTTGACACTTATGACGCCACTTCTGTAGGCGGCAAACGCCCATTGTCTGGACAAAACCTTGGTCAACTTGAGTTTGGAGGATATGCAAACAATCAAGGACCACGAACAGCAGCGAAACTTTATGTTGAGGCAACTGAAACCTGGAATTACACATCCAGAAACGGAACAAGATATATCTTTGAAGCATGTCGCACAAATTCAGGACTTAATACAAATGTTGGATATGGACAAATTGGGCGCTTTAGTCACAATGAAGGGTGGAATGCAATTGCTCCACCACTCAGCATCGCAGAAACTGGATCTATGGTCGCAGGTACAACTATTAATGGTGATAATTTTGCTTCTTATATGTTTGCAAGTGATCACGCAAATAACAGAATGGTAATGGTTGTGAATGATGAATCTGGATCTATCCAGGAAATGAACTTGCCTTACACAATAGGAGAAGATTTATCTTCATTGAGCAGTTCGGTTGCTGCACTTGAGGCTACTGCTTCAAACCATGAGTCTAGATTGTCACAAGAAGAGCAAGTTAGCAATGCTCTTGTGACTGCGGCTGCAAATTCTAATAATGGTGACGAATTCCTCACGACCTTAAAAGACCTTCTTGGACTTTAAAATGTCAAACTTATTCTTTATTATAGTTAACAAAAGGCTATAATTTGGAATAAGTTTCCTTTTATACTAGAAAAGACTATTTAAAGATGATAAACGTTTATTAGGAGTCTCTATAATGTCATTATTGAAACAAGCTATTGTTGATGCAGCCAGCCTTAAGGAAGCAGCACTCAAAAATGCAGAGCAATTAATTCTAGAAAAGTATTCAAATGAAGTAAAAACTGCCATTGATACGCTTTTGGAGCAAGAAGAAGCTGAAGCAACAACAGCTACAGAGGCAGAAGCAACTACATTTGAAGAAGAGAACTTGGTAACACCTTCTTATATGGAAGGAGAAGCCATCACATCTCAGAATGGAGAATTTGATTTAGAAACTCCAGATGAAGGTGAGACAATCGATATCAATATTAGCCCAGAAGAGTTGGCTCAATTCTTAAGAGACGCAGAACAAAATGAAGTTGGACAGTATATTGACCCTAAGTTAGATGATCTTCAAGTTGATGACGATGAAGAAGTTGAAATTGATCTTTCTGCTTTAGCTGATATTGAAACTGATGAAACAGAAGAAACAGAAGAAACAGAAGAGATTGCTGATGAAGAAACAATCGCAACAACTCCAGAAGAAGAAATCGAAATTAACGATACAGAAGAGCTTGAGAGAATGGTTGCAGAAGCTCTTAATGTAGATTATAAGCCACAACCACATGGAGATGTTGGTGGCGGAAAAGAAGTTGATTATGAAGCAGCTATTGACATGGCTCTCGCAAAGGCGATGACAGATGAAGCTCTAGAAGAAGCTGAAGAACTTCAAAGCACCATCGCCGAGCTTGAAGAGCAAGTTCAATCACTTCAAGAAGAAAACAAAAGATTTAGAACTGTAACTTTGCAATTAAAAGATAAATTGGAAGAATCAATTGTCACAAATGCAAAATTACTTTATTCTAATCGTGTACTGATCAGTGCCTCACTGAATGAGCGACAAAAACAACGAATTGTCGAAGCGTTGACAAATGCACAAACTGTAGAAGAAGCAAAAACAATCTATGAAACACTTCAAAGCACAGTGAACGGAAACAAATCGAATCCACAAACACTTGGCGAAGCAATTAATAGACAAGCTGGACGCTCCTCTACATTACCAAGAAGAACTCCTGAGAAGGAGAATCTTAATGAAAGTGCTCTGCAAAGAATGAAAAAACTTGCAGGTATCAAATAACAGACAATCATTTTGGAGGATTTACAAATGTCTATCGTAGAAAAACTTACTGAAGGCATTGTTAGACGTGATCTTGCAAAAGAAGGTGCTGCTCTTCTTAATAAGTGGGAACGCACTGGACTTTTGGAAGGATTAGATTCTGACCATGCTAAGAATAATATGGCTTCTCTTCTTGAGAACCAAGCAAAGGAACTTCTTCGTGAAGCTTCCCTTATGAGCGCAGGAGATGTTGAAGGCTTCGCCGCTGTTGCATTCCCTATCGTTCGCCGGGTCTTTGGATCCCTTATCGCTAATGATCTTGTTAGCGTTCAACCAATGAGCCTCCCATCCGGACTCATCTTCTTCCTCGACTTCCGCTTCTCTGGCGACACTGCTCCTAGACTTGGATATGAGGACGATGCGTCTCTCTATGGACAAGGAGTTCTTGGTCAGCAGTTGACAGGCGGCGTCACCATGGATAACGTTACCGAAGACAATCAGCCATTCGGCATTCAGTCTGGTTACGCTTCTCCAACTGGCTCCACCTTGACAACTGCTGCAAACGCACAACTTGATATAGTTGCCTCCGGCACTTTCGGCGCAGGCGGCGATCTTGACAAGCTTTGCAGGTTCGATCCAGATCTTGTTTCTGGTTCCACCGTCGTCTCTATCCTCAAGGTTCAACTTGACACTCTTGATCAAGCAGACGTTACCGAGCAAGGTCTTCGTCACCTTACAGTCGTCGACTCCACCGCCGCTCGCCACGGCTTGGTTGCTGCAAGCAACATTGCTAGCGGCGCTTCTGCCATTTCTCAGGTTCGTCGTTTGACTCAGTTCTCTGGCTCGACCAAGACACATGCTCTTTTAGTCTTCACCGGTTCGAGTGTTGTATCTGGCGCTATTGACGACGCTCAAGTTTCCGTCCACTTCCGCCAAACTGACGACTTCGGCGGCACAGCAAACGCTGGCGCTGGCGCAGCCCTTGGTTCGGTTGTTGGTCAAGACGCTTGGGGACTTGAAGCACAAACAGCGATCCCAGAGATCGAAATTCAAGTCGACTCCGTGTCCGTTTCGGCGCAAACCAAGAAGCTTAAGGCTAAGTGGTCTCCAGAATTGGGTCAAGACCTTAATGCCTACCACAACCTCGATGCAGAGGTTGAGCTTACCTCTATCCTTTCTGAGCAAATCGCTCTTGAAATCGACAGAGAGATTCTTGGCGACCTTATCGGTGGAGCAACCGCTGCAACATACTACTGGTCTCGCTCTCCAGGAATGTTCCTCAACCGTGAAACCGGCGCAGAAATCGGAGCTTCCGCAGCTGCACCAGACTTCACCGGAAACGTTTCTGAATGGTATGAGACACTTATCGAAACAATCAATGATGTTTCTGCACAAATCCACAGAAAGACTCTTCGTGGCGGCGCAAACTTCATCGTCTGCGGACCTGAAGTTGCCAACATCCTTGAGTTTACTTCTGGATTCCGTGCTCGTGTCTCCCACGCAGATGAAAGAGGACAGGTTGGCGCAGTCAATGTTGGTTCTATTTCCAAGAAGTTCGACGTTATGGTCGACCCATACTTCCCAAGAAATGTTGTCTTGGTTGGTCGTAAGGGCAATTCCTTCCTCGAAAGTGGATATGTCTATGCTCCATACGTCCCACTTCAAGTCACACCAACAATCTTCGGCACCGAGGACTTCGTACCTCGCAAGGGCGTGATGACACGCTATGCCAAGAAGATGGTCCGTCCAGATATGTATGGACTCGTCATCTGCCGAGGCTTGATCGGAGAATCTGGCGCTTAATTAGAAGCCACATAATCCACATAGAAACCCCCTTCTCGTTGAGTTGGGGGTTTTCTTGTTTTTAAAACTAGTTATGCTACGAAGGAGACCTCTTATGAAACCTAAACAAAAAAGACTTTTTGTCGCAAAGCAACGTCGTCAAGCTGAAGAAGCGTCAAAGGCTGAAGCTGCAAAAATTGCTGAACAGAAGAAGGCAGAAAAGAAGGCAAAAGAAAAAGCCAAAGCAAAAGCTGCCCCTGCTCCACAGGCAACGCCAGAACCAGTTGAAGAAAAACCTTCAAAAACAAAAAAGGTTCGGACCAAAAGAAAGTCTTACTTTGATTCTGACGAATAAGTAAATTCTTTAATAGAGCAAGTTATGTAAAGGGGGCATTTTAAATGAAAAA